CTCCGCCCGCCTCCCGGGAGGTGGCAGAGCCTTGGCTCGGTTCACTGGCTGTTCAGTGGATTGAGGCCGGCGGCGGTTGTTCGCGCAATCGCCGCCGGCACCCTGTCTTTTACTCCGCCTCGGCGTCGTCCGGCGGATCGGCCGAAGTGCGCGCGCTCGTGCACTTGGCCAGCAGTCGGTTGTAGCGGTCGACTACTTGGCCGTGCTTGCGGATGGCGTCGTCGCCACGCTGGAGGAGGTTGACCAAGAACTCCGAAGCGTCTGGACTAAGTTCGGCGTATCCTTCCCCGCCAGCTCCGCCGGCAGCGGGTCCACCTGCATCGGACGCCGCTGGACAAACCTGACGGACGGGGACCCGCAAGCGCTCAGTGCCAGCGCGCAGGCGAGCGATAAGGCGGTCTTTTTCAGCGTGAGCATCGGTGTTCTCCTTGCGGTATGTCTCGAAATCGGCCAAGTCGGCCTTGTGCAGCGCTCGTTCATCGGCCAACACTAAGGCGTCGGCTTTGGCCTGTTCGGCCACTGCCGCAGCGGTGCGCTGTACCTCGGCCAGCCGGGCTTCGTGCGTCACATACCGGCTCACGTAATGTCCGGTGGTGGCCGCAACCGTGAGCGTGTACAGCACCACCGCCAGCCAGAAGCGCGGGTCCATCAGCAACGCCAGCGGCCCGGCGATCGCACGCCCGGCATCCTTGGCGATATCGGTCAGGTCTTCCATCACCTCTCCCCAAACGAATGCAACAGCGCCAGCGCGAGCAGTGCGAGCGGGATCGCGGCGATGCTGCCGATCAGCCAGGCGCCGCGTGGCAGTTCATCGCAGCACGGCACCGGGTCCAGATAATCGAGTTCGCCATCCATGACTCAGGCGCCCTGCAGGCATAGGTCACGTTCGGCGGCGCGGCGCTTGGTAAGACCCGGCAGCGAGACCATCACGCCGGCCACGTTGGCCTTGTCCCAGCGCGGCAGCTGGTTGCACGCGGCCGCCAGCAGCGGCTTGCCGCTGGCCGCATCCTTGTACGCCACCATGCTGTACTGGTGCAGGTAGCGCGCGGCCGTGCTGTTTGCGGTGTCGCAGGCAATCCTGCTGCCCATGTTGAAAGCGGCATCGCCGAACGCGGCTAGCACCTCGGGCGGCAGGTTGGGTGCGCAGCGGTCGACCTGCTCGATCGCCCTCTTCATGTCAGCCGTCATCCAGGCGTCGCACTGAGCCAGCGAGTAGGTAACGTTCTTCTGCACGTCGGCGCCAGTGTGGCCCCGGCAAACCGTCAGGATCCCGGGCGGGTCGTAATAGGCCACCTGGCGCAGGCCCTCCGCTGGCAGTGCCAGCGCGGTGGCCAGCGCGGCGGCGATCGCCAGGCGCTGCGGGCGCTGCTTGTTCGTCTCAGCCATGGGGCGCTTCGTCCGAGCGCAGCGGGATGTTGGCTAACAGCGCGCGCAGCTGCTGCAAGCAACGCCACGCCTGCAGGGCAAACTTGGCCACCACGATCGCCAGCCCCATGTAGCGAAACGCGTTGGCGCCCAACACCGGCTGCAGCACCGGCAACTGGACCTCGGCCATGGCCAGGATCTGGTCGGCAAACGGGTACAGGGCCAGCAGCACGGCCCACACGTACTTCTCCATCAAATGCAGCGGCTTCTTGATCCGGTCCATCACTACCTCCCCATACGCTGTGTCTGCGGTGCCCCGGCCACCAGCAATAGCCGGTCCAGCTTCGAATTGATCTCTTTGAAGTCTTCGCGGTTGGTGCGCTTCATTTCGCTGCGTTCGTCGTCCTGCCGGCGGTCCACGGCTGCCTGCGCGAAGCGCTGCTCTTCCAGTACGACCACCCGCTTGTCCAGCGCGCTGTAGGCGCCGAAGCCGGCGACGATGAAGCCTGCGAACGTCAGGACGTGGCCCAGGTTGATAGTCGGATCAAAACGCATGAGCATTTGCACCTAGCATGGATGGCCTTTTCGCTGTGCCGGACATCGCGTCCAGTGTTCAACAATGAAGCCCCAGTTTGTTAAAACTGGCGTCCACTTTCTAGGGAGAAAGTGGACTATTTGCCGCGGCCGCCATATCGGGATCGACGACGGCCGCATCACTACCAGCGAGGAAGAACAGGGCTGAATACAGCGTCGCGGGGTCGTAACGCCATGCCTGATCCATGCCCAGTGCGGCCGCCACCGACTCCGAGCAGAACCACTTTTCCTTGTCGTCGCCGACGCCGCCAATGACGAAGTGCAGGTTGCCGAGCAGGTCGTAGGCTTGCCCCTTGTGCTTTACGAACCAGGCGCGGGCGCGTTGCTCGAGCGCGGCCGGCAGCGGCACGAAGTCCCACAGCATCGGATCGAAGTCGATCGCCTTGAAGCGCACGCCGCCATCCATGTAAGACGCCGAAGCGGCCTGGCCGTCGCCGAACACCAGCTCGACGTGCGAGTAGGCGCTGCGGCACCACCAGCGCACCAGCCGGTTGTAGACACCCGGCAGCCCCGCGTGCGCGCCCTTGTAGAAGGCAGCGCGCAGCATTACAGCTCCAGCGCGGCGCGCAGGCCGGCAATGAAGCCCGCCCACTGCGCGATCGCCTGCTCAAGCTCATCCGCGGTAGCCGCGGCACGCATCGCGGCCTGGCATTCGAAGCGCTTGCTGCGCATGGCCTTCTGTGCGGTCCGGAACGCGTCCGCCCGCGCGATGATCTCGTCGGCCGCCCACTGATTGGTCTGGGCTTCCAGCGTCGGATTGTTCAGGGCATAGTCCGACACGTATTCGGACGCCGCGCCGGCGTAACCTGCTGCCGCATAATCGCGCGCCGCCTGTTCCGCCTCCTGGTATTCGGTCGCCCGGTTACCCACCGCGTCCGCGTAGACCCGATCGACATCGGCATACGTCTGGCTGAGCGCGGCGGTTTTGAGCGCCGCCAGGTCAACCAACGGCGTGATGGGGGGCAGGAGCTCCACGCCATCGCGCGCCGCGTTGGCGCGGTACGCGGTCCAGTTGTCACGGGTGGCCTCGTCGACGCCGATCCAGCGCCCCGCGTGTGCGGCCGGCGGCACCTGGAAGCACGATTCGACAAGCGCGCCGTTCTCGTCGAACACGACGTAACCGAACGGTTGAGGCGCCGCCGTCAGCGCCGGAGTGCCTTGAGTATCTTCGATATCAAGCATCATGCGACCTTTTCAAAGATGATTTCGGAATAGACCTCGACTTGGCCAGTGTTAGCAGGCTGGCCTATATTCGTCCCGTTCGTACCGTTGGCGATCCAATGGCGCAGCTCAAATACCTTAGGCGCAGCCAAGATGATCTCTCCCGCCAGGTCACTGTCGGAGCTCATCGGCGTCGTCGTCGGGCCTGAGTAGCTGGTCGACCCAACCATGGCGAAGCCGCCGTCGGTTACGTTATAAAGAGCGGCTTGGTGCGCGTTAGCGTCGAAGGCAGGAGCACGGCCGCGGAAGCGGTAAGTACCTGCCGGCAGGGTAATTTGATTGCCAGCGACGCTCGCGCCCGTAATGCTGTTCTTCTTAACCGTGTTGAGTGTGCGCGCCGTCCAAGTGCTCGCGACGATGGCCCCGCCGGAGGTTCCGGACGTTTTCTCATCGCGTGCGTGCAGCATCGGAAACGCTGTAACGACGCCGGGATCGCCCTTATCGCCCGTGCGCTGGAACTTAAGGACCAGCGCATCACCGTTGGCAAACGGATTAGCCGATGAAATGCCCACGTAACTCACGGCGACGTTCCTGTACCCCGCCGGCGCTGCACGGCCGGTTACGTTGAACGCAATGAACTTGGTCGGGTCGGCTGCCTTTTCGATACGGATTGCGCCTTTTACAATGCTCGTCGATGCATCGAAGCTGTCAACCAGCGTGGTGTAGTCGATACCATTGGACCCAAGCAAATCCAAGCGCAGCGTCGTGGTGCCGCTCTGCGTCGCGTTATCGAACCGAATCTTCCCCGCGCCCGGATCGGCGTCGGCTGTAGCCGCGTCGAACGTATACGGGATCGAGTACGCCGTGCCCGCCGAGTAAGCATTCATCGTGGCGGCCACCAGGTTCATTTGCGCGCCCAGCGTCGGGAGGTTTGCGGCGAGGTTCGCCATGTTGTTATCGAATACGGTCTGGTCCTGCGTGCGCGCCGGCATCTGCGTCGGATCGAGGAGGACGGTAATCTGGTTCGCCATTAAACGGTTCCTTCAATTTGCAAGTTCATTAGGGAAAACGGCACATTCTTGATCACGTTCTTGAAGCTGGAGTAGCGTCCGAACACGCAGGCCGACCCGAATTCCTTGGCGCCGATCCACGCCACCGGCCTTTGGCGGTAGGCCTCCAGGTTCTCCGTGACGCTGTCGATCACGTCGTTCTCGATCTGCACGTCGACATCCATGCGCTTGGCGTAGTTGCGGATCTGCTGGTTGCTGGTCCCATCGAAGTTGAAGTTGATGGTCGAGAAGTCACGGATCTCGCGCGATAGGCCGTACTGCGACAGGCCGACGTCTACCAGCGGCCCGACGGCGCACACGCCGCACTTTGCGATGCCTCCCGGCTTCCTGATCGCGATCGTGATCAAGGCGTTGGCGTACGGCGGCAGCCCCACCGACACCAGGTAGGACTTGCGGCGGATGCGCTTGAAACACCAGTTGTAGAATGACGACTTCGAGTCCGGCACCACCAGACTCTGTGTCTCGCGGTAGACCAGTCCTTCGCTCAGGTCGACCACGGAGATACGCACCTCGGTCGCATCGACGTTGCCGAGGTAAACACCCTGACTGATCGCCTGCGGGCTGAGGACCACCATGATCTCTTCGGCATTGGCAGTCTGCGTGTTGTTGTAACTGTCGAACATCTGCCAGCGGTTGACGGGCCTGTTCATCGGGGTCCACGCCGTCGTGTCAGTCAGCGCCTTGCCGGTGTTGGCGTTGGCCAGCGACTGATACATCAGGTAAGTGGCCGGGTCGTAGACCTGGGCGTCCTTGGCATAGGTCGCCGCGACGCTGTAGGCCGTTTCGGTGATCGCGACATTGGAGTAGACCAGGCCAGCGCCGGCAGCGATGGTGTCGGCCGCGCGCGTAACGACGGCACCGGCGGTCGAAATGTAGGTGCCGACTTCCCCGAGCTGCGCATGCGCGCCCCAAAACTTTGCGTTTTCCGCCTTGTTGTTCGTGCTCGGGTACACCAGCAAGTTAAGTGCGGCGTTAGCCTGCGTGTTGACGAGCCCTTTTAGCCGGTAAACGCCGCCCGTGCCCAGCTCGATAGTCGGCATTTTCGTCCACGCCCCCGATGTGGCAACGATGCTCGGAACGCCATTCGTCCATTGGAAGATGACGCCCGCCATCTCGACGCTCAGGCCGCTGTTAAATACGCGAATCCAACTGCTATCGGACGTGTCCTTGCTAAAAAATATCGAGACTCCCCAATCGGCCTGCGGGGTAACCGCGAAGGTCTGTTGCACGTAGCACGTAACTGCAGCTACGCCGTTTAGTGTGTCCATGCTCACCGTCCCATCGGGCGCGATGCCTGTGTTTGGCGTAACGGTCAGGCCGATTTGTGCCCATACCGCCATATCGGCGAGGTTTTCAGACGACCTGATAACGTTCGTCGCGGACGGCTCGATCACTGGGTACGGCGCTTTTTTGAGGTCGCTCGGGTCGTAGGTGATCGCGACCTGGTTAGCCGGCACCGTCACCAGCGTGCCGGCCTTGTCGTACACATTTTTAGAGGATGGCCGGGTGGACGCGACGTCCCCCAGCGCCACCGGATCAATGATCATCATGTTTAGGTTCCTGCCTTGGTCAAGAGCGGGCGCGCACCGCTCACGGCATCATCCAGGGCATTCGCGGCGTTCATCGAATGCTTGGCGATCGAGAGGTTCTCGGCGCTGTTGTCGCGCCGGAGCAGGGCCACTTCGGTGCGCAGGCTCTTGATCTCCTGCAGCAGCGCCGCATTGTTGTCCGCCGGGCTCGCCAGTCGTGACAGGATCCCGGCGGTCTGCGATGCGTTGAAGATCCGCGCCGGGCCAGTCGCCTCGAGCTCGGGGCCGTTCTCGCCACCTTTCGCATAGCCCGGAATCCCGGCGCGGCGCTTGGCCTCATCGCTGCCGGCCAGCTCATCGCTGATCGAGGCCAGCGACACGCCGTTGCCCACCTGGTTCATCCAGAAGTTCATGCCGGCCGCGTCCGGATCGCGGTGAAGCATCGTCTGGTACATGCCGCGGATGGTGGCCTCGGGCGAATTGCCGATCGCGCCGATGATGTCGCTGATCGGGGTGCCGCTCGCGGCCTGCTGCTGCCAGTACGCCAAACCCGCCGCATCCGGCGTGCGGCCGAGCGCCGACTGGTAAGCCTGATTGACGGCCTGCCCGGCGGCGACGACCGGGTTGGCTTGCGCCGCCAGGATCGCGCTCTGAATCCCGGCGAGCGCCTGCAGGATCGATAGCTGCGTGGTCGACTGTCCCTTCAGCTCTTCGATCTGTGCCTGCTCGCTGGCCAGCATGGCATCGTACTGCTTGACCTGCTGATTCAGCGCGTCGAGCGTCTTCTGCTCCACCGACAGCGAATCGTCGGTGATCCCGGCCAGCTCGGCGATGTCGTTCTTGGTCGAGTAGAAGTCATTCAGGTAGTCGGCGTAGGTTGCGAACTGGCCGCTCGCGTCCTGCTGCAAGGCCGACAGTGCGCCCTTGAGCGAGTCGGCCGCAGGCAACGGGCCGCCCGCCTTGGCGATCGCGAGCGCAGCCTTGACCTGCCCCTGCGCCACCAGGCGGTCGTACGCGGCCTGGTCCGGCCCCTTCAGGGCGTCGAGCGTCCCGTGCAGCGCCTGCGACAGTGATTGCAGCTTGCCGATCGCCGCGGCCTCGGCATCGATGCGCACCTGCAGCGCCGCCTTCTCGCGGTCGACCACCTTCTGCAATACGGCGAACTTGCTGTCGACCTCGCCCAGCGCGGCGCTGGCGGCATCCTTCATCGCCTGCAGCGCGTCGGTCGTTGACTGGATCGCCGGGTGCACCTGGGCGAACGCATCAGCCAGGTTCATCAGCGACGCAAATTCCTTGGCGCCGGCCTCGGTGGTCAGGTCGAGGCCGGCGACGATGGCCTTAAACTGGGCCCGGGTCTGGACCGCTGCCAGCCCGAGGCTGGCCATGGCCGCGTCGACCGCCTCGCGCACCGGCTGGAGGCGCTCGGCATCGCTCAGGAAGTTCTGCGCGTAACTGCCGGCCAGCTGGGTCAGCGACTGCGCGCCGCCGAACAGGTCGACCAGCCGCTCGCGCGCGGCCGCCGATGCCATGCCCAGCGAACCGAACACGGCGCTGGCCGACTTGCCCAGCAGCTGCGCCATCTGGTTGGTCGCCTGGAAGTCGCCCGCGAGCCGCTGCAGCGTGGCAGACGCGCTTTCGCCGGACGTGGTGAAATCGGCCAGGTTCGGTACCAGCTTGTTGGCGATCTCGTCGCCGATGCCGGTCAGCAGGTCGGCAAACACCTGCTGGTCCTTGGCGGCGTCGCCGGTCAGCACCAGGTCAAAGGTTTTCGCATAGCCCTGCAGCGCGTCGGCCGAGGCGCCGACCGCGCTGGCAAACCCGGCCGAGGCGCCCTTGATCGCGGCCAGCCCCTGCATGAGTTGCGCGGACAGCTCGGCGCTGGCCGGGGTGGTGCTCTCCCAATCCTTGTCGCTTCGGAACCAGCCGCCGTTCTGGTGCAGCTTCTGGTAGTTGGCGGCGCTCAGCCCGGCATCGGACAAGGTGCCGCGCAAACCCTGCGCCTGCACCTGGGTCGAGCCCATGCCGAACGCGTGGTTGATCAGGCCGCCGATGGCGCCACCGATCACCCCGCCGATCGGGCCGCCGAGAACCGAGCCGACCACGGCGGCGATGTTGGTGACCGCCTGGCCATGGTTGACGCTGTAGTCGCCGGCGATCGCGTTGCCGATGAAGTGGCCACCCAGCAGGCCGGCGCCATAGCTGGCGGCTGTGCCGGCCATGCTGGCCAGCGGTGTCAGCGCCTGACCCGATGCCGTTGCCAACCCCTGCGATGCGAGCGGCGTATAGCCTGCCGCCGACATCGCCGTCTGCACGCCGCCCGCCACCGCATCCGCAAGCCCATCGAAGCCGACACTGACCGCTTTATAGAGCGCCGATGCCGCCGATGCGGCAGAGATTAGCGGATTGCCGCTGCTCGCACCGGAGGTGCCGGCGGCGGATCCTAATGCGTCGGAGCCAGTGCCGAGGATGGCAGACCCGCCCGAGCTGAAGGCTGCGCGGACATCCAGGTAAATCGGCTTCGCGGCAAGTTGCCACAGCCATTCGAACAGGCCGTTCTTGAGCGCTTCCTTGGCCCGGTCACCGGCGGACTTGGCGCCATTCTCGATGCTCAGGAAGGTGTCGTGCGCGGCGTTCTCGATCCCGTCCCACAGCTGCCTTTCCTGCTCCTGGCGCGGCTTGATCGACTGGTTGGCGTACCACTGGTCGAACTGCTCCTGCAGGCGGATCTGCGCCAGCGTGCCGTCGCCGGCGAGCTGGATGCGCTGTCGCCAGGTGTCGGCATCGATTTCCAGCAGGGCGCGGGCGCGCTGCTTCTCGTCGACGATGGACTCCGCCGCAAAGCGCCGGTTCTCCTGCGCCAGCGAGTTGGCGTAGCCGAGGGCCTTGGTCTGCGCCAGTGTGGCCTGCTCGACCGCTGTCCGGGTGTCCTTCTCCGCGCGCAGCTGGGCCAGCTGCGCGCCGCTAATCGCAATTCCTTTCTTGCGCTCCTCGAGCAGGAATTTCTCCAGCTCGGTCTCATTCTTGACCGCCACCATCGCGATCTCGCGCGCGTCGGCCGTCTTGCCGTACAGCGCGTACTCGACCGACAGGGTGTCGCTCGATGCGCTGCGCGCCTGCGCGCTTTCGCGCAGCCAGGCGGCGACGTCCTTTTCGCCCTTCTGCGCCTTGACCAGCTGCTCGGTGGCGTCCAGCTCGTCCAGCGCCGCGTGCACGACCAGCAGGTGCGCTTCCGACAGCTTGAGCTTACCGGACGCCAGCTCCTGCTCGACCTTGATGCGCAGCTTCTGGCCTTCGGTCGCCGTCTCGGCCGTCGCCAGCTCGAGCTTGTCCTCGTCGCGCTTGGTGCGGATCGTCGCGATCAACCCGGCGAACGCCTCGGCCTCCTTCTTCGCCGCCGCGGCCGCATTGGCGTCACCGCTGGCGTCGAAGTCCAGCGCGCTCTTCGCCTCCTTGGCGGCCGCACCCATGTTGCGGATCTCGTCCATCCGGTCGCGGATCTTCGATCCGAACGACTGCTCGCTGAACGTCGCCGTCAGGTCGGCCATCAGGTCCTTGCCGATGGCCGCCGCACCGCTCCCGGTGGCCTTGATCGTGGTCCAGGCGGCCGCGAAATCGCCGTGCACGAACTGCGACATGGCGTGGGCGACGCCGCCGACCCCCTCGATGGTGCCGGCCCACATGGCGGCGAGCGTGATCCCGATCGCCTTGACGACCCGGTACGTGCCTTCGGCCGCATCGGCCAGGTAGGTCACCCCGGTGATGGCAGCCCGGGTCCAGTTGGCGAAGGTGCCATCTTGGGCCAGTTGGGTGACGTGGTCCTTGAAGCCGCCCGCCTGGTTCGTCACCTCGTAGAACGCACCGCTCAGCTCATAGAGCGCCGGCAGCATGCCCATCGAGACGTCCTTCTTCCAGCTCTCCCCGGATTTCTTGATTTTGGTGAGGTTGTCGCTGAAATCGTCGGCCATCGCGGCCTGGGCGGCCTTCATCTGCACCTGCTGGTCGGTAAGCTTGGCGCGCACCGCCTCCGATTCGTCGGCCAGGTCGGCCAGGAACGGCAACATCTTCGCGCCTTCCTTGCCGAACAGCGTCATGGCGACGGCCGACTTGCCGGCGCCATCCTGGAACTTGTCCAGTGCGTCCGCCACGTCCAGCATCTGCTGGTCCGGTTTCTCGTTCTTCAGGGCGGCGAAATCCAGACCGAGCGCGCGCACCGCCGCGCCCACCCCGGCACTTTCCTCGTTGGCCACCGACATGCCCTTGGCCATCTTGTTCATCGCCGCGCCGATGCCGTCGAGCGTGGTTTCCGAGGTCGAGGCCACCGACTTGAACGCCATCAGCGACGCTACCGAGGCACCGGTCTGGATCGACAGGTCATGCATGCCGGCGGCGGCCTCGATCGAGCTGTTGACGACACCGGTCAGCGCCGCCACCGACAGCCCGACGCCGACCGTCGCGAGCAGCCCTTTCAGCTTGCCGCCGGCGTCGGCCACCTTGCCCAGCGACCCGGTGGCCTCGGCGCGGAAGCGGTCAAACGCCCGGACCGCCTGCGCCTCGTCGGCTGTGATGATTACCTTGGATCCGCTCATTTTCTCCGCTCACTCCACGCTTGCAAGGTCGCGCGCTCCATCACCTGAACGTCGGCAAACAGCCGCTGTTCGTCCTTTCCCTTGATGCGCCACTTGCGCATCACCACTTCCACACCCGGGTAACTCAACCCCACCGCCCCCGCCGGCCCCATCAGCCACTGCGTCGACACAGCCCGGAACAGATTCCAGCTCGGGATGTTCTCGGGCCACAGGTAAAGCGGGTCGAGCTGCTCGGCGGTGCGGATTGCGACCAGCCCGAAGGCGGCCAGCGCTTCGTCAACGACCTGGTCGTCTTGCTCGCGCTCGCCCTGCCACTCGACTTCCCCGAGCGCATCGGCGCGCGCGAGCTCTTCTAGTTTTTTGCAGTGACGCCCGCAGCCTTGCCGAACGCGTTAAAGCAAAACATGGCCATGCCGGAAACGTCGAGTAGCGCGTCGAACGACTCTTCGCAGAACTCGGCGGGGGTCTGGCCGTCTTCTTCCATCACCAGGCGCTGTCCCTTCCAGCCGGTGGTGACGCCCTTCATGAAGTCCTGTGCGCTGAAGGTCGCCGCGTCCAGCGCCTCCCGGATCTCGGTGGCGCTGCGGCGGCGGCAGGTCAGCGAGAACTTGAACGGCTTCGCGGTGCCGTTTTCATCATTGAGCTTGCCTTCGATCGGCACCTGCACCATGTCGCTGACCACCACCACGTATTTCTTGCTCATGTTTGTTCCTTGTTATTGAGAGTGAGAGGGTGGCGGGGCCGGAGCCCCGCCGGGGTTAGAAGCTGGTGACGAGGCGGAACTCGTCGTTGCCGGCCAGCGGCAGCATGCGCAGCTTGTAACCGCACAGGCGCTCGCCGTTCAGCTCTTCCTTGGTCGGCTCCTTCAGCTGCACGTTGGGCATGAAGGCCAGCACCTTGTCGCCCACCACCGTGCCGTGCTGCAGGCCGAGGCTGCTCTTGGTAGCGCTCTTGACGTTCCCCATGAACGTGACCTCCTGCGCTGCGGTCAGCTTCAGCTTGGCGGAACCGGTGACTTCGCGTTCGGTCACCGCAACCGACTGCTCGCCGAGCATCTTCTGGAACTGGGCCTTGATGCCGAGATCCACCTGCAGGCCCAGGCTCGGGTAGATGGTGCCGCCCGTGAGCACCGGCGCCGTGGCCGTGGCGTGGGTGGCGCCGAACGTGAGGTCGCCCGAGTTCTGGTCGATCACGATCTGCGGCACGCGGAACGTGGTCAGCGTGGTGCTCACCACCGGCGTGGCGGTGATGCCGCCGTCGACGCAGATGAACTTGAACGAGATCACCGGCTTCTGGCCGACACTCATGTCCAGCATGGCGGTGCCACGAGCGCCCAGGCCCTTGTGCAGCACGCCGTCGTCGTACCAGTAGATCGTGGCCGACTCGAAGGCGGCCGAGATCGGCGTATAGTCGACCCGGGTCGCGGCAGTGATCACTTCGGCAAAGCCGATGGCGCGCATTAGCGGGCCCCACGCCGGCGCGGTGCCAGCCGTGCCCGAACCGACCAGCTCGATATCGAAGCCCATCTCGAGGTAGCAGGCGCCCGGCAGTTCCTCCGAGCCACCCAGGTAGTCGCGGATGATGCCGCGCGCAATCCACTCGGCGTTCAGCGGGTTGATCGTCAGGTTGCTGACCAACATCGCGTTGGCGGCACCGCTCGGGGTGGCGTCCACACAATAGGTGGCTTCGAGCGCCGCTAGGATGGCGGTCTTGCGAATGAGGCGTTGTGCCATCTTGTTACTCCTCGTCGATCAGATGCACGGCGCCCAGCTGCGCGGCCCCGCGATCCGTGGTTGTCACGTCGGCGGCCGGCGACAGCTCGGTACCGGGAATGTCGTCGGCGTCCTGTTGCGGCGCGCTGCGCTTGCCCTCGCGCTCGACCGGATCGAGTCCGGTACGCTCGGTCAGAACCAGCTCGCCGCTGCCAGGGTCGCGCGTGTAACTGCCGCCATGCGACGGCTCCGGGAGCGCCGCCTTGGGATCTTGAACGTTCATAAGGTCAGGGTCCTTCCTGTGGTTTGGTGTTTCATCACGAAGCGTGCAGTGATGCACGCCATGGTTCTGTCCAGCTCGTCGTAGTCCCACGCCAGCGTGTCGCCCGCGAGCGGCTCGATATCGCCGAAGCCGTCGCACAAGCTGGGTGCCTGGTCGAGGGTCGCGAAGACCTTCTCGACCATCGCATCGGCGGTCGACCCCGGCACCGCGCCTTCATCGTCCCGGCCGTAGCACTCGACCGCGATCAGCGTGCTCCAGCTGGTGCGCCCGCCCAGCACCGCGCTTTCCTGCGACGCGCTGCGCCCGAGCCGCACGACGATCGAGCGCCGCACGGAGGTGCTGAGGGTACGGGTCCGGGCGATGTGCACCTGGCCGGGATCAGCCAGGTCCGGCACTGCCCGGAGCAGATCCGCGAGCGCCTCGAGCGCGGCCTGGTGCTGGCTGCTCATGCCTTCTCCAGGATGACAAGGCTCAGGCCGGACGGCAGCTCGCTGTCGGGCTGGGCATCCGCCACGCACCAGGCGGCGCCGTTGATCTCGATGCGCTGGCCGACGAAATCGGCCGGCATGCGGTCATTGGCGATCACCATCTGCGGCGCAGCGGCGCCCATCCCGACCCCGATCGTGCCGGCGCGGTACTCGGCGTCGAAGATCACCGGCACCGGCTCGGCCACGCCGACGATGACAGCGGTGGCGTTGGCCAGCCGCTCCATCGCCAGCCGGTTGGTCCGGGCCTCGAGCTTGTCGAACATGGTCAGAGGTTGATGACCAGGTCGGCGGTGGTGACGCCGGCGCCCGCGGCCGCAGCAGCATAGCCGGCGCGGGCGTTGGCGCCGGCCGTGGTGGTCAGCTCGTGCGCGGCGGCATCCCAGTACAGGTCGTCGCCCATGCCGACCACGTCGGCAGCATGTTTCGGCAGCGTCCACACGCCGTCCACCGAGACCGCGCCCACGCTGTTGGCCGGAATATCGGCCAGCACCACACCGACGCGCTTGCCGAACACGACGACCGCGCCGGAAGCGACCGCAGCGTTGCCGTTCGCGTAGTTCAGTACGTCACCTTCACCCACATAATTGCGTGCCATTTTTGGCTCCTTCTATCGGAAATTCGTTTGCGCCGCCGGAGCGGCGCACCTTGTGATCGGCCTGTCCGCCTGACGCGGATTAGGCGCCGATGTTCTTCGCCAGCGTGCGGTAGTCCAGCGCCTTGACGCCGGCATCGATGCGCACCTTGAACTCGACGCCGTCGACGTTCCAGCCGTTCTGCTGCTCCAGCGTCGGGGTCTCAATGCCGTCCAGGTACTGCACTTCCACGGTGTCGTACTTGCCCGAATCGGCCACACCGTGCCACGAGGTCGGCGAAGCGCGGTCGAGGCGCGCGTCGGCGATCACGTCGAAGTTGCCCTTGACGATGTTCGGGATGGTCGCGTTGTTGGCGCCGCCGACCGCGTACTGGCTGTCGCGCACCGTGATCGCCAGGCCTTCCAGTGCCAGCGGCACGATCAGGTTGGCCAGGCGGATGTTCAGTGCCGACGCGTTGCCGTCGCTCTGCTTGCCCATCGCCACGCGCATCGCGTCGACCGATGCGGTGCTGATCGTCGCGGCGTTCGCGGCGTCCAGGAGGTTCTTGTGGTTGGCGTGGAACAGGGCGACGCCATCGGACATCTTCGGGTTCGTGGTCAGAATTGCGTACACGAGGTCGCCGATCGTGCGGATCGCGGCGCGGCCCATGCTGCGCGGGATCTTGGTGAACGCGCCCAGGTCATCGTTGATAATGGTCTGGCGGTTCAGCGAGAACAGCTTGCCGAAGGTCGCCAGCACCACGCTTTCGCCACGATCACTAACATCGGCGTAGTGGTACTCGGCGCCTTCGGCGATCTGGTCCAACGACGGGAAGGTATTCAGGCCGACACGGCGCGCGACCTTAAAGTCGCTCAGAGTGCCCTTCGAAGTCCACTTCTGGAAGGTCTCGTCGGCTTCTTCGTAGCCCCTGAGCATGGCCTTCTCGGCGATGTTCGACAGCAGCGACGGGAAGTCCGACGACGTATGGGTGAAGGCGGCCGACACCATCCCCATCTTGTCCATGCCGCGCGTGTTGACGCCGGCGTGGGCCAGGCACTCGCGTGCCAGCTCCATCATCGTGAAGCCGCGGTAGTTGTTGGCGCGGTCGTCCTTCTCCATGCCAGCGCGGGCCAGCACGGCTTTCTCGGCACCGGCGCGGAACTTGTCGCGCGAGTCTTCCAGCGTGACGATGTAGCTGCCGGCGACCGGGGTCGCGTCCTTGCCCAGGTGGGCCAGCAGCTTGGTGTTGGCCTGCTCGACCGAGCAGTTCACGTCATCGCAGCAGGTCGTCTGCAGCTCGGCCACCCCGGCACGGGCTGCGAAGGCGGCAAAGGCGAGCTGGATGCCCTTGCGGCGTTCGCCGTCTGCGGCCAGCGCCTGCAGGCGGATGGTTTCTTCGTTGTTGCCAGCGGGTTGCGACGCTGCCGCCGGCTGTTGGGTTGCTGCACCAGGCATGGTGTTCTCCTGTGGTTGAGTTGCGGCGGCTGCCGCGGTTGTGGAACTGGTGTATGCCGGAGTCGCTGGCGCCGTACCGGTCTGGCCGAACGACGCATAGCGCGCCTTGACGGATTCCTTCAGCTGCGCGCTGGCAGCAACCGGCAGGCCGGGGATGACGGTATCGATCAGCTTGGCCTCCAGCGCCTGCTCGGCGGTGTACCAGTGATCCTTGCCATCGGTGAGCAACGCCAGAAACTCGGCCTTGTCGGTCCCGGTCTTGGAAGCGTAGGTGGTCGACATCGCGTCAGCCCAGCTGTCGAGCATGTCCGCGTACTCGCGCATGTCGGCGCTGTTGCCGACCTGGTAGCCCCACGGCGCATGGATCATGATCTGCGCGTTCTCGGCCATCTCGACGGTGTCGCCGGCCATCGCGATCAGGCTCGCGATCGAGGCGGCGATGCCGTCGATCACGGTCGTGACCTGGGCGCTGTGGCGCTTGAGCGCGTTGTGGATCGCGATGCCGTCCGTGACCGAGCCGCCGTAGCTGTTGATGCGCACCGTCAGGTGCTCGACGTCGAGCGCCGCGACATCGCGCACGAAGTCCTTGGCCGCGATCGTGTCGCCGTACCAGCTTTCGCCGATGTCGCCGTAGATCAGGATCTCGGCGGCGGAGGCCTGCACGCCGTTGTCCGCGCCCGCGGCGGTGGCGCGCGCGTTGGTGCGGATCGTGTACCACTTGGCGGGCTGCTGGCCCTGCGGATTCTGGTTTGCTGTTGGCATCGTGCGTTCCTTTTTTTTGGAGACGTTGTCGTTTCAGTTCGCACAGTTTCGATTTCTCGTCGTCCACTTTCTAGGGAGAAAGTGGACAATTTTTCTGCGCGGTGCGAAAAAAAGGGCCGCCCGAAGACGGCCCAAACACGCCCCCCATCACTACTCGGTTGAATCGTTCTGCTTTGCCTGCTTCGCGGCTTGGCCTTCCGGGCCAACCTTCATGTGGTTGGCGAAGTCGGAACCGAACACCAGGCCCTTCTCCTTGGCCGTCGTGCGGAACGTGGATATCTGCTCGATCGTGTCGTTCGGATTAACGCCGCGCTTGCGCTGCACTTCGACTTCGCTGGCAAAGCCGTTCTGTACCAGCGACTCCCACGCCAGCGCTTCCTTGAGCGGGTCAATCCACGGCATCGACTGGCCGACGAACAGGCAGTCGTCGGCCTTGTCCGGATCCACATCTGGCGGCATTTTCACCACCCCGGACAGGTGGGCGACCAGCACGAAGTCTTCCCACACCGGCTGCACGAATTGCCCGACGAATTCGTCGGTCAGCACGGCATAGTTGACCCACTGCTCGACCAGTTCCTGACGCTGCGCGGAGTAGGTGCCGCTGTAGTCGCGCGAGGTGCTGGAATACGAGGTGCCGATGCCCGCGGCGACCGCGCGCAGCTGGCCCTGCCGGAACGTGACTAGGTTCGGGTTCGGCCGGTTGGAGTCGATAAGGCCGATTTCCTCACCCGCCTGCAGGTCGTCGATGATCATGCCCGGCGAGAACTGGATCTCGCGCGCGCCGGGCTTGGTCCCATCGCCGCCCTCCGGGTTGCCGTAGGACTGGCCGTCGCCCTTCTTGATGTAGGCCGTCAGCGATGCGGCCACCTTCGCGGCGATGCGTTCGGATTCTTCATAGTCCTTGATGTCCTCAAGGCGCGTAACGACGCTGGCGAACTCCGAGACGCCGCGCAGCTGGCCGATGCGGTCGACCGCTTTCACGTGCAGCATCTGCGCTGCCTGGATCGGCTTCATCTCGTACGTGCCGCGGGTCCAGCGGTCGCCGATCGGGAACGCCTTGTAGACCCAGTACGCCGTCGGCTTGCCCCAGGTGTTGCGCTGGATGCCCTGCTGGATGCCGCGCGACTCGTCGTAGTAGTCCATCGGCACCATGTCCGGCTCGAGCAGCTCGAGCGAATACGGCACCCGCGTCCCGTGATCAAGCGCCGGCACATTGCCCATCAGGCGCTGCGAAAACACTTCGCCGTCGCGGAACCAGGTGCGCGCCACCAGGCGCTGGGCCCGACTCCAGCGGTGCTGCTGCGTCACCTCGGGCTTCTTCTGCCAGTCACGGTACGCCTCGCGCAACGACTTCGCGTAGTCCTCATGGATCGTGCCGTCGCGCCGGCGTGGCTGCGGCTCGATGCCGATGCCGGCCGGACCGACCACGTTGTTGACCAGGATGCGCAGCGCGCCACGGGCAATGTCGTGGTTCTGTTCCAGGTTGCGCGCCAACGCCCGCAGCGCGACTGCGCCCTGCGTCACCTGGGTGTCGGGCGCGCGGTGATCCAGCGTTCCCTTGCGCAGGCGTGAAGGCTTTGCTGCTTCGTATTGATTGAGGATCCGCCGCGCGGCAAGGCGGCGAAGGCCGGCGACAGGCGAGAAGAAATTGATGAGCCGATCAACAGGGTTGAGGCGGATCGTTGGCGCCTGGCGCCCTTGCTGCTGGGCGCTCACGAGTCGCCCCCGAAGCGCGCCACCGAGAACGTACGGCCGCCGAAAGTCGGCTGGCCACTGCTCACCCGCGACCCGCGCGCGACACGCTGCTCCCACTCCTGGCGCCCGAGGCGGATCTTGTCGAGGTCTTCCATGCCCATGGTGCGGCCCTGGAAGCTGACGTTTTTGCCATCGAGGATCGCCAGTTCGGCCTCGATGTACTTGTCAAGCATGTCTTGTGCGGTTGGCGCTGGCATTGGAACCCCCATCGTTATGAGGCCCAACACTAACAACCGCGGCGTCCACTTTCTAGGGAGAAAGTGGACAGCTTACTGACCCTTGATGATCTTGTAGAACTGGGTGCGACCGATCCCGTACTCGGCCATCAGCTCGCGCCGATTCCTGCCGTTGTAGCGCGCACGGATGTCCTGGTCGCGCGCGAGCCCACCTTCGCTCCCCCTCCAGACGTAGGCGTCGCCTTTCTTGACGTAGACCTCCTGCCCGCCCCAGACATGCCGGATTTTCTCCTCGATCGCGGTGCGCTTCTCCGGCGCCAGCCGCGCCCCGAGCTCGGCCTCGACCGTGACGAGAACGTCGGCGACGATATCTCCCATGTGGTTCATCCTATTCCCCTGCTCAGCCAGGCATCCGATGCGAACCGGCTGCCTGATCTCTTTTGGACCGGCGCCGGCGGCGCTGCGCGTGCCGGTACCGTGGTTGTTGAATTTTGTTGTTCTGTTTCCGGCTCGCCGTCCGGCTGGCGCTCCACCACCGGCGCGGCGAACAGATCGCCGATCGCCGGCTGCACTTCCGCTTCGAGCGCATCCCACCACTTCTCCGGCTTCTTGGTCAGCTCGTAGTGAGTCTCGAGCCAGACCGTGTAGACGGTGCAGTCCCAGGCCTCGACCCGCTTACGGATCGGCGACCAGCGCGACTCGGTACCGCTGGCGGTGGCCCGCTCGGCGCGGATCTCGCCCGCCATCTGCTTGTAGTACTCGTCGCTGGCATCCTTCGAGAAATGCATGTAGCCCGGGCCCGGGCGCGTGATCTGCAGCCGGCCGTAGATCAGGTCCTTCGCCAGGTTGGTACCGACCTGCCACAGAATCAGGCCGCGGCGCCGGGTCTTGCCGCGCCAGTCGAGGTCGACCTTCGACGCGCCGTCCTTGATGTGCTTTTCGCGCCCCGAGCGGCCCTTGACCGCGAAGATGCGGCGACCGAGCGCGGCGTGGGTGTGCACGAAGTTGTAGACGGCCTGCGTGTTGTGGCCGCCGGTGTCGATAGCCGACGCGTAGATGGTGAGTGAGCGGCCGCTGGCGTGCTTGAACTCGGCTTCGAACAGGTACTCGGCCACGTCCTGCCATACCTGGTCTTCGTTCGGGTTGCCGTAGAAGATGCGGTGGTCGATGTGCCACTTCTGGCAGCCGCGGCCGTAGCCCCACACCGTGACCTCGATCCGGTTGTCCTGCGTATCGCAGCCGGCCAGCAGGCGCAGGCAGCCCATCGGTACTGTGCCGAACTTGTACGGCTCGGAGCGTTGCTTGAGCTGGTCGCTGTCGGTCTTCTCGACGTCCTGCTCCCACGCTTCGCCCAGCGTGGTGTTGACGAACGCCTTCATCTTCGACATGTCGCCTTCCTGCGCTTTCGCGTGGGCGGCCATGAACTCGCGCACGAGATTTGCCCAGGTGGCGAGCGGGCTGTAGGCGGTCCAAACGTGAAATGCAACGTGCCGAGGCGGCTCGATGATCGCACCACTGGCGTTGCGGAAAACGCCAGCATGGTCGACCGTGACGCTGCCGTCTTCGTTCTGCCATCGACCATGCTCAGCCGCAGCGAGATATTGACCTTGGTCGATCAGCGCGCCGCAATCGGGATGCGGGCAAAGGTGGCGCACGGTGTCCGGATCGCCGTTCACCCACTTGAACCCTGTCGTATGGTCTTTACCACCCCATGCAAGCGGGTGGTACCTCCCGCAGTCCGGGCAGGGGATTGCATACTGCAGTCTGATATCGGCCAACATGTGCCTCGCATCGATCAGCGAAAACCCCTTGAGTTTTGCGGTCGATCCCACCACCAGCTTGGGGAAGGTCGCACCCTCGACGCGCTTGGCGGCCAGCGTGACCGGGTCACCCTCCTTCTCGACGTCAGGGTCGAACGCATCGAGCTCGTCGAGCAGCGCGTTGTCGACCGAGATCCGGCGGTAGCTGCGCGCCGCCTTGCCGCCGCGCGTGTGCAGCACGCAGCCGAGGAACTTCTTCTGCTGCAGCGTATTGTCCTTGTGGCGCGCCATGTGCGCCGGGAACGCGCGCCGCATTGCCTTCACGTCGCGCAGCATCGGCTCGAGCTCGGTCTTGACGAATTCGTCGCTGTCGCCGTCGGTCGGCTGCCAGATCGCCTGGTTGCGGCGCTTGTGTTCGATGAAGTAGCCAATCGCGGCCAGCAGAATCTTGGTGTACCCGACCCGCGCCGACTTCTTGAAGTCGATCTCAAAGATATCGTCGTTGCTGATGCACGCCATGATGGCGCGCTGGAACGGCCACGCCTCCCAGGCCTGCTCGACGTACGACGATTCCTTCGACAGGTAGAAGTGCTCGCGCGCCCACTGCTCCAGCGACATCGGCTCGGGCACACCGAAGGCACCGAGCCCGCGCGATAGGCAGGCCGCGACCTCGGGCGACCTCCAGCCGAGCACTTCGGACAGGTCGCTCATCTGAGCACCTCGTCGTCCGGCGAGTACTCCTGCGTGGGCCCGGCGTCCTCTTCCTCGTCGTCGCGCAGGTCCGCGAGCGACATCGCTGCCACGACGTTTCGCGCCTTGGCGATCTCTTTCTCGATGTTGCCGATTTCTTCCGACGACAGGCTGGGCACCCGGCGGCGCACCGCGCCAGGGATCGCATCGAAGATGCCACCGATGCGCGCGCCTGCCTTCGACAGCACCTCTTCGATCAGCACCACCGGGGCCAACTCGCCACGCGTCACCGCGTTCTGCATTTCGATGCGCTCGCGCTGGGCCTTCGCGAGCATGGCGCGCTCCGCGACCAGGTCGAGGTCACCGCCAGCGGAGCGGCCGGCGGCGGTCTCGCGCAGGTGCGAGCAGTAGGCGTGAAGCACGGCCTGCGCTGGCATGGCCATGTCGAGGATGCCGCGACCAACGAGGTTGCCGATGGCCTGCTGGCTCACCCCAACGAGAGCGCCGAACTGCGCCTGGGTCATCGGTTTGCTCAGGTCAGACAATACAACCCCCTTGCATTCGCCCTGTGACTAGCGAAAATTCGGGGTTCGAATTACCCTTGAGCGGCCCCTTGCCGGAGTACCTTGGCCCCTGCCCGCTCATCGCGCAGCCGCCTCCGCCTCGGCCAGTGCCCGCTGGAATTCCTCCGGGAAGGCCGCGTCGACCGTGATCCTGGCCACGAAGTCAAAGTCGAAGATGGCCTCGTACATGGCGGACGACACGAAGATCAAGATCGGCTTGATTGCGGTCCCGCGAGCGAAGTACACGCGCTGGTAGATGCCGAGCGGGAGGCGGTCGCCCGGGCGGCCGATGAAGTATGCGTAACCCTGCTGGGTCTTGCTACCGCGCGCTAGCGCAGCCTTCCGCTTGTCCGTCATGTTCGCCTTGTAACCAGCCTCCGGGAAGGCACGGAAGTACGACAGGATCTGGACGATCTGTCCACGGTCCATGTTGCCGTATGCGTCCACCTTCGCCCCGGCACCCGGGATCGCCCGATAGCCAGGCGGCAGCGCTCCGAGCGACTGCAGCGCGCGCTCGAACCGTTTTGGTCGACGAGTGCCGCCCTGCAGCTGCGCGGCCAGGTACTTAGCCGCTGGCGTGCCCTTGCCGGCGAAATCCTTCAGCTTCACCTCGGCCGACAGGTTGCTGACAGTCGCCGGCCGGACGAAGGTGCCCGACAGGGTGAACGGCGTCGGTCGATCGAACACGTCTTTCATCTCGTGCAGCTCGGCCGCCTCGACACGCTTGGCGGTTCGCGTGAGTGCTACCGCCGTGACGAAGTCGACCTCCCTGCGCTTCTTGCGCATTTCCTCGGTCACGTAGTCCACCGCTGCCTTCACGTCAACGTCGAACGTCATCGCTATGCCCTCTGCGTTGCGGCACGTCCTTGCGTACCAGGTCTTTCAGGATGAGGCCATCCGGCTTGCCTGACCGGGCGGGCGGCTCCGAATCCGCCAATTCCAGCTTCGGTTGCCGGCCGGTCTCCTGCTTGTCGCCGTGGCCTCGTTCGATGAGCCCCTGGATGCGCACCCGGAACTGCTGCATTGACTCGCCGCGGATCGGCTCGATACCGAGCTCCTTCCCTTTTGCCAACGTCGCGGCGTCGTCGCGCCACCACTTGGCTTCAGTCGATCCTTTGCTCGACCGTTGCATCTTGCGGGCCGCGTTGCGCACCCAGTTGCGCCATGGCCCGTCCCATTCGGTCCTTCTGCCGCGCGGCCCATCGTCGAGCGTGGTCCAGTAATCGCGAAAGCCGTCTGCCAGTTCGGCAATGTCTGCCTCGGTGAACACTCCCGGATAGGTATCGATAGCCCAGGTCTTCCATTCTTCCGGCAGGCTCCAATCTTTGGGCAGGCGCGCAGCGCGTGCTGGTGAAGATTTCCGTGATGGTTTACCTGATGGTTCAGTGGTGGATATGGGTGCAGCTGCTGCGGGGGTGGGGTGCGGATTCTGCGGGGGCACCCCCGCAGGTTTTGCGGGGGTGGGGTGCGGATTCTGCGGGGGTGCGGATTCTGCGGGGGACATAGGGAATGCCGCTGAATTGATGAAGTAGAACGTGCTGCGACCGGTGCGCATGACGCGCCGAATGATCCCCAGTTCTTCCATGTCGGCAAGGTGGCCCTGGACGGTGCGTTCGCCCATGCTGCACTTGACCGCCAGCGTCGGCACAGAGGGATAGCACTCGCCCTGCTCGTTCGCCCAGTCGCACAGTGCGAGCAGGACCATCTTGCGGCCCGTCGCAAGTTCCGACTTCCACGCGAGGGACATTAACGTGATGCTCATTTGCCCACGCACCCTTCTGGCGCGCCGACGGTGATCATTTGCCGTTGTTCGAGCGTATCGTGTGGACTAGGGATAAAAGTTGTCATAATCTGTGGCGGGGCGGTGTCAGGCGCGCGCCAAGCTAAACGTGGTCGTGGGCACTGGGGTCTGATTTACTTCTCAGCCATCTGGCCCAGGCGCGCCACGATCTCCTCCAGCGCCCGCTCGGTGCGCCGTACGGCGTCCCTGACCCGCTCGACCTCTTCCTTGGTAACGCGCCCGTCCTCCAGCGACCGGTGCAGCTCCTTTCCGACTTCGCCGTTGGCAGTCCAGATATGCGTCGCCATCTCTAGCACGGCCAGGTCCGACACCACCACGTCGGAAGGCATGCTCACGCACACGTAGCCGTGGTTCGCGGCCAGCGCGTGAAGGATCCGGTGGTCTCCGGTGATGCCCATGATCCGGTCGGTCTCGCCCAACGACGGAGTGTTCGATGCCGCGTTCGGATTGGCCTTGTTGCGCAAGACCGCCGCCGACATTGCCATGCGGGTGGCCAGCGCCTCGACCCCGCCCGGGGCCTCGTGCACCGTGTTGTAAAACGCGTCCTGAACGTTCATACGAAATGCCCTCAAAAAAATGATGTAAACGGCTACTAAAAGAAACAGAATGCGCTCATGAAACTATTTCCAAACTTCATTGAGCTACATCAAAAGAGTCGCATCGCCATTTCGGCACTCTGGTCGCAGGCAACCCGCAACTCAGGCCAGATCCTGTGCCAGTCGTCCGGCCGCAGCTCCTGGCGTGTGACCAACCCTTCGGTCTGCTCCCAGATCGCAACGCAACGCTCCGGCGAAATGGGCGCGGTGCCGCTGGCCATCTGCGACAGGTAGGAGGGGGAAACGTTGAGCGCGCGCGCGAGCCGGGACGCGCGACCGCGGTCCCCACTGATGTAAGCCTTGAGGTCCATGACGGCCGAGTGTAGTGATTACTAAACACCGCGTCAAGTGATTACTAATTTAGAAAAAGCTAAACTTTAGCCCATGGAATCAGACATTTACTCGATCCGTCGCGAGAACCTGAAGGCTTGGGTGGCCCGTCACGGCGTGCCGCCGAAGGAACGCAGCTACTTCTCCCAGTTGATGCTGGGCACGACATCCATTGGCGAACGTGCCGCCAGGCGGATCGAGGTCAGCTACAAGATGGGAGTCGGGTACCTCGACAACCCAGCCATTCCGGACCTGTCAGGCCGTAAGTTGCCCGAACTGCCCGGCGGCAGTACGTTGGTGCGGGTGGACGCGGCCGAGCTTTATCTACTGGGCTTGTTTCGCGAATGCGATGAGCGTGGACAGGAATCGATGCTCGATGCTGGCGAGGTCAGCGAGAAGCGCTCACTTACCGGCATCCGATACAACAAGACGTAGCACAGGGGCATTCTGTGGCCGCAGCGGCCACTTCGCTGCCCGGCGCTCTGCCTGAGCGATGGTTTCCTGGCGCGCACGGTGGTCCATGCGCTTGTACGCGGCAATGAGGAGGTGTAGGTTTTCCATTTCCAAGGTGCAAAAATAAGTTCGCTTGGGAAAAACTATACGTCTGTCGGTGTAGTCCTACAAACGCCGAATACGCCGGGTTTACGGCCCCATTTGTCAAACGAAAAGTAACAAATTCTCCGCGCCGACGGGAGTTCATAGGAAAACGACGGTCGCGCAAACTCACGTTCCACCGCTGGGCGGACCTGTCGGGTACGCGTTAGTATGAAACCCAAGCCAAAAAAGCCACGGAAGGATAAAAACGCGCAAGAATCGCGCGATGAAAAAAGATGAGACGCAGACATCAGTCGTCACCACCATCCGGCTGCCGCGCGAGCTGCACCACGAAATAAAGGAAGCAGCGCGCGTGGCGGGGCACCCGATGAACGATGAAATGATTGCTAGGCTGTGGGCTAGTCCGCGCGGGACCAGCCTGGCCGACCTGGCGCGCCAGAACGAGAAAACGCAGCAGATGGTCCAGATGATTATTGACGCGATCCGGCCCGCCCGCCGGAAGCCCACCGACGAATAATGGAAAAGGAGGGGCGATGGCCCTGATCAAGTGCGACGAGTGCGCGCGGGAGGTAAGCGATACCGCCCCGCACTGCCCCGGCTGCGGCGCCAAAGTGCGCAAGCCCACGAGCCGGCTGACCCTGATCATCGGTGGATTCATCCTCGTGGCGATCGGCAGCAGTGTCTTCTCGTCCAACAGCAATAGCGCCAAGCCGGCTCCACAGAAAACGCCGCAGCAGCTGGCGGCCGAGGCAAAGAAGGAAGCCGCCTTCCAGCGCACCGCCGATATCACCCGACAACTGAAGGCCGCGCTGCGCGATCCTGAATCCGTGCAGTGGGAATCCATCCGCGCCAACGATGACGCCAGCCTGGTGTGCCTCCAATACCGGGCCCGCAACGGCTTTGGGGGCATGAACCGCGAGGTCGCCATCGTCCAGGGCAACAAGGTCTCGCAGCGAGCCGCCGACTGGAACAAGCACTGCACCCAGCCGCTCACCGACATGCACCACGTCCGCCTCGCCCTCTAGGCACTCCACCGCGCCACCCGCCAGCCCCGCACAGCGGGGTTTTTTTTCGTCAATACCCGGAGTCACCCGACTTGCCAAATCGGCCAAGTTGCCAATTTGCGACGATGAGCGCGCACATTCTCCCCAACTCAGCAAAAATAATTTAGTAGTTACTTGACGACGTGTTTAGTAACTACTAAACTCCGTTCCGTTAGTCAACAGAAGCCCTTCCCCGGAGGTTTCAATGCGGAACAGAAAGACCCAGCCGTTCCTCGTCACCGTACGCACCGCCGACCAGTGCACCCGCTACACCGACGAGCTGTCGACGTCGAGCGCCGAAGCCGCGCTTAAGGCGGCCCAGCTGTGCGGCGACACGCCGTGCGGCGTCACCGTCACCGTGCAAGGTTAAGGCCATGCTGGTCACCGCGCCGGTCTCCATTGTCGACAGCTTAATGGACGCCGCCTTTCACGAGGCGCGCCAGGCGCGCAGCGCCGAATACAAGGAAGGCGCCCGGGCCGCGCTTGAGGCCAAGGTCAGCGGCGCCCGCGTGCACAGCCCCTACCGCTCCGGCACCGCACAGTGCGACGCCTTCTATTCAGGCGTCAACGAAGGCAACCAACTGTGGCGCGCGCACCTCGCGGCCGAAGACCGGCGCCTGGCGATCTCGGACCGCGCGGCGCTGGAGATCGGCCACCGCCAGCTGTGCACCACCACCTCGCTCGACGACATGCTCAAGAACCCCGCCCTGAGCAAGGTCGTGCAGACGATGGCGCGCAAGCACCTGCAGCGGCGCGGCGGGTTCGATCCGAAGAAGCTGCAGGCCAACGATAACGATTAAACCGCCCGTCCGGGCACCCACCACCCCAAGAGGACCAGAGCTATGACGATGTTCACTACCCTCCATCCGCTCGCCAAGGCGGCGCAGCTGATGATCACGATCACGGCCGAAGGCGACGAGCAGCTGCGCGTCAACGTGACGCCGATCCCGGCCGACACCAAGGCCAAGGCGCAGCTGCCGCAGCCGCTGTCGCTGCTCGCTACCCCGACCGAGTTCGACACCGACTTCGCGGCGGCGATCGCGACCTGGCACGCGCCCAAGCGCTCGCTGATCCAGCAGGCGCAGGAAGCGGCGAAAGAGAGCGCCGCCCCGGCACCGGCAAGCGCGGGCAAGCCGGTCGCGAAGACCGAGAAGACGCCGAAGCGCCCCACCCCAGCGAAGAAGGACGCGGCCGACGCGAAGGCCGGCGGCCAGCCGGCGGCCGAGCAACCGGCTGCAGCGGGCGAAGCAAACCAGCAGGGTGATGTCGGCGCGGGCCAGCCGGGCAGCACGACCGTGGATGACGCAACGGCCACGACGAACGAGCAGGAAGTCGCGGCCACCGGCGAGCGCACTGGCCACGAAGCGGCGCTGGGCGCAGAAGTGCAGCTCGAGGGCGCAACTGGCACCGAACCGGCCGAGCTGACCGCCGCGCTGGCCAGCGCCGACGCTGCCGCCCCGGCCGACACGCAGACCCTGAACCTGTTCTAAGCGAGGCAAGCATGGATATCCAGAACCTCATCCGCGAATTCCGCTACAACGGCGTCACCCTCGCCGACCCGAGCGCGGCTATGTCGCTGCCGCAAGTGCGCGACTTCTACGCCAACGTCTACCCGGAAATCACCAGCGCCGATATCGAGGGCCCGGAGCAGGTCGGCGCGAAGGTCATCTACACGTTCCGGCGCGCGGTCGGCACCAAAGGCTGCGAACAGATCCGGGTGCGCACCGAGCTGCGCCTGACCGCCGGCGTCGACGCCGCGACTGTGGGCCAGCTGATCAACAGCCTCGGGCACACCGAGCAGGCCAACCTGATCGACGGGCTGGCGGACCTGTTGCCGACGAACGTGCTCAACGACGCCGACAGCACCCTGGTCAAAGAAGCCCAGCTGCTGGTGCATACCTGTCGGCTGGCCGAGCTGCCCGAACGTGACCTGGGGCGCCTGGGCGTGCTGAGCTACGAGCACGGGGTGTTCGCGCTGGAGCTCGTGGCATGCTGAACCGCGTCGTGGCGATCGAGCGCCTGCGTACGTGCGGCCGGCTGTCGGCCGCGCCGCGGCCGCAACACGTGATCACCGCCGAGCAGCTCGACGCGCGGGTGGCCTGCGACGTCAAGCGCCTGCTCGACCAGCACGCCCGCCTGACGGGCCCGCGCTGCCTGGCGCCATCGGTCAACCATGCGGTGCTGCCGTGAGCCTGCCCGCCACCGCCGCAACGCTGGCCCTACCCCGGCTCGCCCCGACGATCCCGGTGCAGTACACGGTACCGGGCGTCGACGCGCTGACAGTGCCGCTGACCGTGGCGCTACTGGAGGCCGGCGTCATCACGGATGCCATGCTGCGCACGCCGCGCAACGCACTCACCGACCCGATCGAGGGCGAGAGCGAACGCGCACTGTCGGCACGCGCGCTGTCGCACTGGTGGACCCGGCTGATCCGCACCACGCCCTGCAAGTTCTTCCGCTGGAGCCTGCACGTGCAGCAACTGGCCGTCGATGCGCCGGTACCGGCAAACACGGCCTGGTTCTGTTTCAACCGGATGCAGGGCGAGATCCCGCGCTTCGCGCTGGCGGCAGGCGTCGAGCGCCTCGAGCGCGCGCAGACCGGGCTCGGCCAGACGGTGCTGGCGGTGCTGCGCGACGCCATGCTGCTGCTGCCCGACTCGCTCAACCCGTGGCTGGCCATCGACTGGGTGAACTGGGCCTGGTGGCAAGACACCGAGAACGATGCCGAACTGCTGGAGATCAAGCGCATTGAACACGGCTACAAGTCAGTGCCGGAGCTGCTCGAGAACGAACGAGTCATCACGCGCGCGATGTTCTACGAGCGCATGCCGGAATGGGTCTGCAAGCCGGTCCGCGTGCTGTCGCGCGAGGAGATCGGCTCCGGCCGCGGCGAGTTTGCCCAGCGCGTGGTGGCAGTGTGCGACATGCTCCACCACCTGGTCAGCCGCCCCGACTTCGTCCTGCGCCCGGAACACTCGGGCTCTTACCGGTGCGGCTACGAGACCGTCGACGGCACGGTCGTGCTGCTGTGGAAGCAGTTCGACGTGATCGGCGAAGCAATCGACGAGTACCTGAACCACCTCGGGGACACCGGCGACTACTGCGAATTTATCGACGCCAACCCGGTCCCGATGACGGCCGAGGGCATCCGCGAGTTCCAGACCCTGACCAAGCAAAAGATCGAGGTCGCGGTGCTGGTCGAGAAACTCATTCTTCTACTGGGAGAAAAATATTGAGCCTGCACACCGTAGAAATTCTCGGTGCCGGCGCCACCGAGCTCAACTTGGTCGGCGCGCTGCTGATGTACCAGTCCAACCGCGGCGACGTGTATGCCACCTCGCACCCGATCGATATCGACGCCAGCAACCCGGGGCAGCGGATCATCGGGGCCGGCGTGCCGCTGTCGAAGGGCATGCTGACGCAGTTCGCCGACGCCGTCGGGAAGGCGACCGCGTTCTCCGGCTTCGTGCCGGACAACCTCCTGTATAGCTCGCCCAACCTGATCGCCTGGTGGACACCCGCCGCAATCCGCACCACCTGGTTCAAGCCGGCCGGCACGGGCAAGCTCGCCGGCCAGGGCCCGGCCGCGCACCCGGCGCTGGTATTCGTCGCCACCCCGGACGAATGGCACGTGTTCGCCCTGCGCGACGACCGCCGCCCGGGCCCGGCCACGCGCCTGTGCCACGCACCCCACTTCAACGTGTGGGACGGCGGCACGATCTGCACCGGCAATGTCGAGCTGCCGCCGGTACCGGGCGCCGACGCGATCGCCCAGTACGAGCGCGCGTTCTTCCGCAGCCACTTCACGCACCCGAACCGCAGCAAGGCCGTCAGGTACAAGGGCGGCATGGAGCAGCTCTGGCGTGACCAGCTCCGCAACCCCGACCCGGAGGCGATGCGCGCTGCACTGCTCGACTCCGGCGAAACCCTGCAGGCGGCGATCAAGCGCATTGCCGCCACCACGACTTCACGATAACAACGAGGCCCACCCATGCACACCCAAGAAATCAACGCCAAGTTCGACGAGCTGCTATCCCTCACCCGCCAGAACTTCGAGCTCTTCACCCGCACCGCCGCCGAAGCCTTGAAGCTGCAACGCCCGCTGCCGCTGGCCGTCGATGAGGACACCGCGCAGCCCGAGCAGCTGCAGCTCGACATGGCGCTGCTCGCCGCGGCGCCGTTCGCCGCCGTGCCGCGCCACGCGCCGTTCCACCCGCTGCAGGACAACGGCCACCGCTTCCTGCTGGCCACCGACGGCCTGTACCTCGAAGTGCGCCGGCCGTGGCTCCACCTGGTCCACCCGCTGGCGCCGCAGACCGCGGTCACCGTGCCGTATGGCGCACTCCAGAGTCAGTGCTCGCTCGACTTCGGCAAGATCAGCACCGCGCTGCCGCAGCTGAAGGAGTTCGCGGCAACCGCAGCGGCGACGGCGCCGATCGAGGCCGCCGCCAGCCTGCTATGGAACCACAAGGAGCGCACTTGGCGACTGGCGACGCCCGAGACCATCGGCGAGGCCAGCGAAAGCCGGATCCAGTACCGGCAGGTCGAGTGCGGGCCCGACGAATCGCTCGTGATCGACCTGCACAGCCATGGCCACGGCCCGGCCTACTTTAGCGCGACCGACAACGAGGACGACCGGGGCAGCGTGAAGATCGCCGGCGTCTTCGGCGACCTCGACAAGGCCAACCCGACGGTCGCGTTCAGACTGTGCATGCTCGGCCTGTATATCCCGATCAACGTCCCGGCCGAGCTGATCTTCGGGTAAGCCATGCCGCACATCACCCCACCCGCCCTGCTGCAGCGCCCGGTCCGGATCGCCCTGATCGGCTGCGGCGGTAACGGCTCGCAGATGCTCACTGGTCTGGCGCGCCTGAACCACGCGATCACGGCGCTGGGCCACCCGGGCCTGATCGTGCGCGCCTACGATCCGGACACCGTCAGCGAAGCCAACATAGGGCGCCAGCTGTTCGGCAGCTTCGACGTCGGCGCCAGTAAGGCCCACGTGCTGGTCCAGCGGATCAATGCGTTCTTTGGCCTGAACTGGCAGGCGCACTTCGGCCGCTACGAAAACGATGGCCACGGCTGCCAGATCGCGATCGCCTGCGTCGACAGCGCCCGCGCGCGCCACGAGGTCCACGCCAAGCTGAAACGGCAGCCGGCCCTGTACTACCTGATGGACCTCGGCAACCGTGCCGCCGACGGCCAGGTGCTGTTCGGCGAACTGTCGCGGGGCCCCGGGATGACAGGCAGCACGCCCCTGCCCAGCCCGTACACCGTGCTGCCGGAGCTCGTCGACCGCAGCGCCAAGGAAGACGACACGCCGAGCTGCGGGCTGGCCGAGGCGCTTGAGCGCCAGGAGCTGTTTGTCAACCAGTCCGTCGTCACGCCGGCGCTGTCGATCCTGTGGGAGTTCTTCAGGCACGGCAAGCTGACCTGGCACGGCGCCTTCGTCAACCTGCGCACGGGCAGCATGCGGCCGTTGACCGTGCGCGAGCCCGAGCCGCAAGCCGCCACCGATACCAACAAGGGAGACCCGAAGTGATCCAGTTCAACGCATCTTTTCTCGCGGCCCTGATGCCGTTTCGCGCCATGAACGACGTGCGCTACTACCTGGGCGGCATCCACGTCACGCCCCACCCGGACGGCGGCGCCCTGCTGATCGCCACCAACGGGCACATCATGATGTGCGTGTACGACACCAGCGCCACCTGCTCGGAAGCGGTCACGTTCGCACTCGGCGCCGACGCGGTCAAGCACTGCGGCGCGCGCGTCGGGCAGCCCCCGTCGGTCGTGACGATCAATCCGATCACCCAGCGCCTGACCATCAGCAGCGGCGTTGGGCAGGAACTGTATCTCCAGCCCGGCAAGTGCCTGCTCGACTACGCCGAGAAGCCGGACGGCGCCGTGCGCACGAGTGCCTTCCCCGACTGGCGCCGCATCGTGCCGAAAGTGGCTGACCTCAAGCCTGGCTATGCCGGCTGCGTGCAGGCCAAGTACATCGAACAGGCGGCGCGCTCGCATCCGCTGCGCGGCAAGCGTCATATGACGCCAGCCATACGCTTTTGGCAGGTCAATGAAACGGGCATCGTCGCTGTCGAGTATGAGGGCGCCCCGGAATACATGGGACTCATCATGCCCATGCGCCTTGAGCGACTTAACGCCAGCTACGACGCACCGAGCGCCGCTTCACTTTGGCAGAAGGCATTCGCACCGACCGAACCGGCCACGGATCCCGCTGAAAAGCTGGCGGCCTGATAACAACGAGACCTGGGGAGACTTCCTGTGACCATCCGACCGCTCCGCGCCATCCGGCGCACGCTGGCCGCGCTGGCGGCGCGCCTAACCAGTCGCGCCCACCACCAGCCGCTCGACCACTGCAACATCATGACCCTGCTGCGTCACCTGTGCGACTTCAACGACGAAAAGGCGCTGTACGTGCTGCGCTGGCTGGCCTACCCGCTGCGCCACCCCGGCGCAAAGATGGACATCGCACTGGTGGTCAACGGCGAGCGCGGCACCGGCAAGCGCCTGTTCTTCCAGCAGGTGGTGGCGGCGCTGTACGGCAAGGCCGCGTATGTGCGCCCGGCCGTGCGGCCACTCGCGACCTATTCCAACTGGCCGGCCGGGGTGCGCCTGGTGGTGCTGCGCGGCGTGTTCTCGAAGTGGAATGCCACGCGCCTGAAGGAGCTCGCGGCGGCCAAGGCGCTGCTGACCAACGACGAGGGCATCATCTACCCGCAGGTCAACCGACTCAACATCGTGTTCCTGTCCGACTCGCCGGAGTTCCTGCCGGTGCTGGACAGCGACCCACGCCTGTTCGTGCTCGAGGTACCGCCCCCGATGCCGGGCTGCTGGTACGCAGCGATCGCTGACGAGATCAAGCACGGCGGCATCGACGCCTTCCGCCACTTCCTGCTGCACGACCTCGACATGGGCGACTTCAACGAACACACGCGCCCGCCGGGCAGCCCCCTGCACCGCGCGATCGGCGACATCGCCAGCCGCGCCACCAAGGCCTACCACGGACAGGCGACAGCGATCACGCAGGGGCAGCCGATCCAACCGCCCGCCCCGCCGCCCGCACGGGTGGTATGCGATTCGTGCGGAGTACTTCCACCATCAGGAGAGCACAAGGGCTGGCTGTGCCGCCTAGCCATGCTGCTTCGGCAATTATCACCACAGACAAACCCAGCCGCCGGAGGGCGTGATGACGAAGGTGAAGCAACCGACACCGCAGCAGGTGCGCGAGTACCTGGCGCGGCGCGCGCAGGAGCACACGCCACCGCCGGCGCCGGACGAGGTACGGCGGCAGCTCGGCTGGGAGCTGATCAAGGTTGAGCGAGAAAACACCACGAAGCATCACTTCGATAAAGGATAGGAAAGGCCAGCACTCATGAAAGACTTCTCCCCAACCAAAGAAACGATCAGCCTGCACGGCCTGGGCTTCATTCAGGTCCTGCTGGGCGGTAACCAACGGCTCCACGTGTGGCACCCGGACTTGCCGCGCCGCGCGTGCTACGAGCATTCGGCGATCCACAATCACCGCTTCGCATTTACCTCGCGTGTGCTGAAGGGCGTACAGGTGAACCAGCGTTGCGATCTTGAGATCGTGAAGCCCGGAACCGGATCGCACGTCCTGATTAGTCACAACGGCCCCCGCAGCGAGAGGGGTGGACGCCTTAGCTATCCGGTAGCCGACGTCAACGTGCTCCCCCGCGAGATCGAACGCTACGAGGCCGGCAAGGAATACTTCATGCCGGCGGGCGAGTATCACCACACGCCATGCGAAGGCATCGTTATCACGGTCATCACAAAGCACACTGAATCAGCCGTGCACGCCAACAGCGTGTGCAGGCAAGGAGTGTGCTTCGATTACGACTTCGACCGCTTCCAGCTTTCGCCTTATCAGCTGCTTAACTATGTGGGCGACGCTTTGCTTGGAGGCGCCAAGTGAGCACCGGACAGAACCCAGCGCCCATCAAGGATCACTCCATCACGGAGGCCGTCAACCAGCTGCGCGACATCGCCATCGAGTTCGGCGAATCGGCCCAGCTGCGCGAGCGCATCGCGGCCGTGGTGGTGCCACTGCTGCAGGCGCCGCCCATCGACATGATCCTGCACTGTCCGAACTGCAGGCTGCCGCATGTCGACGAGCCGGATCAGCGCACGCCCGACTGGAAAAACCCGCCACACCGCTCGCACCTGTGCCACGGCTGCCGACATGTGTGGCGCCCTGCTGACGTGCCGACCAACGGCGTGAAGGCAATCCAGACGCGCGGCAGCAACGACTCACCAATCGTGGAGCGCGCCCCAGCCAGCGCACAGGAAGGGCAAGGGCTGACGGATGTAGCGCGGCTACTGGAAGACCTCGCCAAATTCGACGGCAGCGGCGGCATGCAGGCTGTCAACGAACTAGTCGGGCGAGCGAAGTTTATCCTCCGCCAGCCAGCAACCACTATGGGCAGCGTAGCGCAGGGTGATGAAGCCACTCGACTCGGCGCATTGCACGAAGCGGCAGCAGCGTGCCTGCGCTCCACACCAGTCGGCACTGATCCCGCACCTTACGCCACTTGCGCGCAGGCCGTTCTTGGTTTGGCCGCGACACCCCAGCCCCCAGCAGATAGTGCGCGCTTCGGGGAGAGCGTTGGTGATGACGCGAAGTGCAAGCGTTGCAGCGGCGAGGCGATGATCTACGTCGAGGACACGATGCAACCGTGCCCGGATTGCCAAGACCTGAGCGACTATCACAACGATGTCGGGGAGAGCGTGGGCGAGGATGAGCCGTTGCTGCCGGAAATGGATTCACTGGCCGACATCGACTACGCGCAGACCACTCCGGATGATTGGGACGCCGACTACCGATCCACATGGCAGAAGTTACAGGTCGCAGAGCGCAACAAGATGCAATGGCGGACATACGCTCTCAAGCTCCGCACCTACCACGCCCACATGATGCGCCAGGCAGAGGAAAAAGGCGCGACGTCATCCAGCGCGGAAAACGCCCACGAAACCGCCGAAACCCGCATGGATACTGACTTTGGGCGTGACGTCAACATGATGAGCAAGCTGGGCGGGGCTGAGAGCGATGATGAGCCGCCGCTGTGTGAACGGCTGGCCCTAGCTGACTGCGCAGCCCCGCAAAACTTTGATATTGCAATCAAAATCAATGACTTACGTGGCGAACACAGCAAAGTTCAATGCCCGAACGGGTGCACTGACCCAGCGAATGGCGGAGCAGGCTGTATGGCTGTTACGGGTAACTGCGCGATGGACAACATTCTCTGCAAGATGGGCGGGGAGACGATTGAATCGCGCGAATTCATCGGCTTGCTAGTCGAATTCCTTACGGCCTCACCAGTGAGCACTGAGACTCAGGAAAGCGAGCAAGCGGCATCGAAGCGCGCCCTCATCGCCCACATCGACGCCTTCGTGCTCGCCAAGCTGGCACAGGCACGCGCTGCTGATGGCAGGTTCGATCCGATGGAGCAGGATGATTGGGACAAGCTGGCCGAACTTCGGGACCGCCTGCAAATCGTAACGAGGCTCCCGTACACGGTGTTCCAGTTCGCCATCGACCGCATCAACAGGCTGTACAAAGAACGCGACGATGCGCGCGCAGCAGGCGGCAGCGTGGAAGGCATCGACCTCGATAAGCTGGAAACGCTGGCGCAAGCCGCAACGCGCGGGCCGTGGATGCGCCTGTTCGGCGACCGCACCGTTTATGATCGAATGAAAGACGGATGCCGAGGAATCCCGATAGTTCGCGCGTCTAAGCGCACTTACCCGCTCGATATCCAGAACGTTGGCGAGGACACGTACACGCTGATGTCGAAGGGCCACCACGACCCCGACGAGTTCATGCGCCATGTGCGTGCTGATGGCTACGACTGGCCGCTCGGCATGCCCAAGCACATTTGGCTGCGCTGCATCCCGCCACCTCCTGGCTACGTGTCTTGGTACATCGAGGCGAAGGAAGGCTCACGCGGCGCGTTCCCCGCGACTCAATGCTGGGAAGCCTACGGCGACGAAACCTACGAGGCGATCATCGCGAAAAGACATAGCGCCGACGAAGAGGCGCAGAAAGGACAGCAATGAATAGCGTCAAACTTATCCAGCCCCTACCCGTCGAGCGCGATGCGCAGGGCTTCTGGTCACACCCTGGCATCCCAAACCTCGATGAGGACTATGAGGCGTATCGAAAGTGGCTCGATGCACAGGGCCTGGAAACCACGTACGCGCTACTGGAAAGCGAACCGGACGATCATCCTGTCTACCTCGCGTACCTCGAGAACGAAGAGCCCTCGTTCGCGGCATGGGAACCCCAAGCGCCTGATGGCGACGGCTGGTTCACCCTCTCGGTCCACGACACCAACGATGGACCCATTTGGGTCTGGGCTCGGCGCACCCAAGCAGGCGAGGCTTTGCTGGGAGGTGCCGTATGAAGGCCCTGGCACTGATCGCGCTGGTAACGCTAGCGGGCTGCCAAAACGACCAAAGTGAAGATTGGGGCCAGGCTGCCGGTCGCTATCAATGCACGGATGCGCAGATGCAGAAGGTGGCCGGCGAGACGCTATTTTGCAAAAAGGAAGCCGAGTATAGCTCCACCTATTGCTACAGCACGGCCATCATGCGCAACTGTGTTCCGAAGCGCCGAGAATCCGTGCAGGCAGCCGCTTCGCAGGAGGGCACCTAAATGGGCTGGGCTATCGGCGAGAGCCAAGGACGCGATGTCGGATACGGCGTTCCGGCATACTGTGACCACCCTGGCTGCAGGGCGGAGATCGACCGCGGACTCGGCTATATCTGTGGCGGCGAACCAGGTGGCGGAGAACGCGGCTGCGGCCTGTTCTTCTGCGGTCAGCACCTTGGCGGCATGCACTGCCGCTGCACGCGGTGCACGCAGGGCGAGGCGCCGTTCACGCCGACACCAGATCATCCCAACTGGATCCGCTGGAAACTGACCAACGAAAGCTGGCGGCAATGGCGCGATCAAAACCCGGGCGACGTCGCAAAGTTGCAGCACGCGCTGCTCGCCAGTAGCGACGCCTCTGGAGCAGCTCCCGGTGCAGCCGCCAGCGGCTCCGCTCGGTGATCCGAGCGAAGTATGGGGCCGCATGGTTCATCGCGGTCCCGGCCAATCAGCGCGTCGACTATTACGGCGACGACGAGATCGACCCCACCGACGAGTGCAAGGGCTGCCTCTTCGCCAAGGAACGACCGAGCGTTTGCCGAGCGGCCGGCGAAGCGGCGATCGCGGCAGGCCTGCCCGACTGCGAGAGTCGGCCCGAGCAGTACAAGCCCGGCTATATCTACGTGTCCGATCCCAGCCAAGGCCGGCAGCTCGACCTCTTGGCGTCGCCTGATGCCGCGACTTGAAAAGGCGCAACACCAGACGCTCTTTGTTTAGCAGTTACTTGACCACGCTAGTAAATTAAGTTTAGTATCTACTAAACAGCCGTTAATGCGGCGGCTGATGTTCTTGGATCTTCATGCTAGGGAGGTTGCGTTATGGTCCCGGAGGACTTGGCTGCTCAGTTTAGGGAACGCGTTGGCAAGGTCGGCGCTGGTGGTGTTGTTGTGTTGTTCGATGGTGTTTGTTGCAGTTGGGTTAACTGCCTTCGCAATCCCGAGCATTGGCGCATCGGTGCCCTAGCTGTAGCCGAAGATGGCCGTAAATGGAAAGCCGTTGGGCGTGTTCGCGCCAATGGCGATGACGCTGCGTCTGTTTGGTCTGAGTTGATGCCGGAATCTAGAAAATGAACCACCGCGTTTTACGCCTGCCAGAGGTCAAGTCCAAGACTGGGCTGGGCCGCACAACGATCTACCGCATGGAGTCGAGCGGCGCATTCCCGCGGTCCATCCCCTTGGGGGGCAAGGCGGTCGGCTGGATCGAAGCCGAAATCGACGGCTGGATCGAGGCGCGCATGGCCGAGCGTCAAGGTGCGCCGGCAGCCTCGAGCGCATCGATGTAGTCAGACCAGTCCTGCATCATGCGGGTACGCTCTTTGAGCCACTTCGCACGGTCGTAGGCCTGGTCGGTTTTGTCTTCCTTCACGTGCGCCAGTTGCAGGTCCACGAGCTTGAAATCGTACCCCAGCTCCTGGGTGATCGCGGACATGGCCAAGGTGCGGAAGCCGTGGCCGGTCATCCTTCCCTTGTAGCCCATGCGGCTGAGCGCACGCAGGATCGTGTTGTTATCCATGTGCTCCTTGCCTTTTGACCGGTGCGGGAAAACGAAGTGCCGGCCGCCGGTGATCGGCTCCATCTGGCGAAACAGGGCGACGGCCTGGCGCGACAGCGGGACGACGTGATCGCGCTTCATTTTCATGCGTTCGGCGGGGATGATCCAGATGGCCCGGTCCAGATCGATCTCAGCCCACGGCGCCCCGATCAGTTCCTCGGTGCGAACGAACGTGTGAAGCACCAGCCGTGTCGCCACCCGGGTCTTCACCTCGACTTCCAGTTCGGCCTTGGCCAGGTCCGTCAGGAACCGCGGTAACTCCTCCACCTCGATCGCCGCGAAGTGCCCGGCCTTATGCCCCTTCAGCGCTTCCTTGACCGGTGCACCGGGATTGTCCTTGCGCAGGCCCGAGGCAATCGCGAAATTGAAGATGCGCGCAACCAGTCGCTGTACCCGCTTAGTCATGTCCATCGATCCGCGCGCTTCGATGCGCCTCAATGACGCGAGCACCATCGGCGGATCGATCGACGCGATGGGTAGCGCGCCCAGGTCGGGGAAAATATTCATGCGGACGCGATGCAGGGCGTCGTCACCGGTTTGGGAAACCACGGGGTACTTGGTCGCCCGCCATTCGATGGCCACCGCCTCGAATGTCTTGTCGCTGGCGACCGCTGCCCGCAGCTTGTCGACGCGCCGCTCCACGGTCGGATCCCGTCCTTCCTCGAGCAGCGCCTTGGCAGCGCGCCACGCGTCCCGGGCTTCCTGCAGCCCCTTGTCCGGGTATGCTCCGATACTGTAGGTCTTCTGCTTGCCGTTGAAGCGGTACGCGCCGCGCCAGATCTTGGAACCGCTCGGCAGCAGGTGCAGCTGCAGGCCGCCACCATCGGATAGCTTGACCAGTTTTTCGCCGGTCTTCGCCTGGCGGCACTTAACATCGGTGAGTGACATAGTTGGTATGGGCACAGGCCGGATGCTCGTGTTGGTACGGGGCGGCGCTGGCAGAAAAGTGGTACCAACACTTATACCAACAATTTTGTGGGATGGCAACGAGCGTTGCGGGACGGTGCGGTACTTCAAACCATGTGAGGAATGGTGAAGGACCATCGAAACTGGAACGGTCTGGAACAACCAGAAACACAACAGTGGCGGAAGCGGTGAACTTCTCTTCTGAGTGCTAACCACTTGATTTCATTGACCTTCATAAAATCAATACTCCATCGATACCAACGTCCATACCACCAATTTTTCGCGCTGCGTGGCTAACAGGCACCGCAACCTCGGCAGCTGGTCCACTACAATCATGATGCCGCCGAGTTAGAAGCCAGCTCGCCGATCTTTTTGTACAGAAAAAATGCACCGTGCCTGTGGATAAGTGGTGCAGGCAGGCATTACAATGCGGGCACCGAGGGGCTAATCCACGCTGTGGCGCAGTGCTCTCGGGCCAACTTCATGGAGGCTGTATGGCAACGCGAAAGATTGGACGTGATGCAGGCAATGGGCAGTTCATCCCGGTGAAACAAGCCCAGCAACAAAAGCGGACGGCGGTCGTTGAGACTATCAAGGTGCCAGCGAAACCGTCCGCGAAGAAGGGCAAGTAATCCTTGCTGGGGGCGGCGCCGGTTCTGGCCCGCCCACCGCCACCTTAGCACAAGCCGATGATGCATCAGCTACGCTATGAAGCCGAGGCGCAGAATCAGGAACCTACGCCAAAAGCTACGCCGGCATCAACATCATGAGCACCTTCAAACCTCCCTTGACAAAGGACGACCTGGCGCGGATCCAGCAGCGAAATCCTCGCACACGCGGCGACCAATATTCGGACGACCTGTACTCGGCCCTGTGGGAAATAAAGCGGCTGCGCGCCCTCGTGCTGCGCGCCGATCAGCTGCAGTCGGTCCTCGGCGCGCCAGGTGGTGGCGTGGGCCTGATCCTGTCGGCACTGAGAAGCGATCTCGCCAAGGAACCATGCGTGCTCGAACAAACCAGGCTGCCCGAGCTGCGTCGACCCGACCCTGACGGCAGCTGACCGCTTGAGAACGCTCAACGCAATCTGAGCACATAGTGCCTATCGTGCGCGGATGACTCCACGCACTGACCAGCGCACCGCCGCTTTGATTTCCCTCGCCCTGTTCTACCGGCACATGCTCGGCCTGCCAGCGGCCGCCGCGCTGCTCGCGCGCCACTGCGTGCCACTGCGGATGGCGCGACGCGTGCTAACAACCACCAGGTCGCGCCGGGCGCCGCCGCTCATCGATGACGAACCAGCCTTCTCTTGACCTGACGCCGGCGCCGAATTGACCCACACCAATTGCCTGCTCCACCAACTCGGCGAGCATGTTCTCTCAGCGAGGAGAACATATGCCCCACGTTTACCGAGACCCGCGCTCTCTCGAGAAGCAGCCGCTCGCGGGAGGCGGCAACTGCGTCGACCTGATCAAAACCGTGGTACCCGGCCTGCAGGGGGTCCCGACCTCGGCATGGCGCCAGGGCGCCCGGGTGCTTGACACCTCGGCCCTGCTGCCGGGCACGGCGATCGCCACCTTTGAGCGCGGCCGCTACCCCAACCGGCCGCACGGCAACCATGCCGCGATCTTCGTCGGCTACGCCGGCGCGGCTATCTGGGTGATGGATCAATGGAAGGGCGACGCGCGGCGGCCATGGATCGGGCTACGGCTAATCTACCCTGGCAAGACCTACCGCGATGGCACCTACGCCGACCCCAGCAACTCCGCTGGCGCGTTCTACGTGATCGAGCTGCACTGATGCGCGCCGCGATCGCCCTCCTGCTGGCCAGCGCGACGCTGCAGGTACAAGCCCAGCCCACCACCTGTCCGCCGATGCTGGCGAAGGCAGCCGTCGCAGTCAAGGCGCCGGCCGGCTGGCAGGGTTATTCCTCGAGCCTCATGCGCCTGACCGGGTTCGGGATGATGGCCGGGCCGCCCGAATCGATGACCTACCTGGTGCCAGCGAACAGCAAGAAGCGCAAGGACGGCAGCGTCACCATCTGGCAATTCGCCGGCGGCGGCGAAAAGTGGCTGTACTGTACCTACGACGGCTCGGCGGCGATCCAGATCTCGCGCCGCCTGGACGACACCAGCACCCGGTGCGAAGTGTCGGCCAAGACGGCGGGCGGCGTGGTCCAGGCCGCCGAGGCCGTCTGCCGCTAGAACAACCCGGCCGGATCCGCGGCGCGGTCCCAACTGTAGATGATCACCTCGGAGCGCTCCGCGGTCCTGCCGGCGCCGCCCACGATGTAGTTGATAGGAACGGTGTCCATCTGGAACGCCGCGAAGATGCGCCGGATCTCCGGGTGATCGTTCAGGCTGACGATCGCCTTGCCCTTGATGCGCGCGAGCAGCTCGGCCATCTTCTCGTACTCGGCGATCCCGAAGTCCACGCCATAGCCCTCGGTCTCCCAATATGGCGGATCCAGGTAGAACAGCGTGTGCGGTCGGTCGTACCGCTCGATCAGCTTGTACCAGTCCATGTTCTCGATGTACGTGCCCGCCAGGCGCAGGTGCGCGGCCGACAGGTTCTCTTCGATCCGCAGCAGGTTGACCGGCGGCGCCGTGGTGGCCGTGCCCCAGTTCTGCCCTTCGACCTTGCCGCCGAAGGCCTGCTGCTGCAGGTAGAAGAAGCGCACCGCGCGCTGGATGTCGGTGAGCGTGTCCGGCGGCGTGACCTGGTGCCACTTGAACACCTCCCGGCTAGAGAGCGCGAACTTGAAGTGGCGGACAAATTCCTCGAGGTGGTTCTGCACCACCCGGTACAGCCGGACCAGCTCGCCATTGATGTCGTTGATCACCTCGACCTCGGCCGGCGGCCGCAGGAAGTACAGCGCAGCGCCGCCGGCGAATACCTCGACGTAGCACTTGTGCGGCGGGGACTGCGGAATCAGGTAGTCGGCCAGACGGCGCTTGCCGCCCATCCACGGGATAATTGGAACAGCCATTGTTTAACCTTTTCTAAACTTATATGCTAGACTCCGCCCGCCTCCCGGGAGGTGGCAGAGCCTTGGCTCGGTTCACTGGCTGTTCAGTGGATTGAGGCCGGCGGCGGTTGTTCGCGCAATCGCCGCCGGCACCCTGTCTTTTACTCCGCCTCGGCGT